CCTGTTGTCATAATAAGAGCTGTTGTATCTGCAACTGCTGTGGCTGGACAAAGCGAATGAGCTGCTTTATCGGCTGTTTTTTCCTCAAGTACGTTTTTATGCTGATCTATTACTGAAGCTCCTTTATCGTAAGGTAAGCCGTGAAGCTCATCACGAGTAACTGCAGTATTTTCAGTGTCAAATTTATCTAACGAAATAGTAACATCTGCATCAGTTCTTGTATTCACTGCTATAGGATAAGTAGTATTGTTAACCAATACTGCTGGATCTGCTCCAATATCAGCCAAATGAATGGCGTTGAAATTTACTTTGTCATCCTCGCTTTTAATGCGTGAAAGAAAAAGAGCATCGTGTCTAAATTTGGTAAGCAATTCTGCCGTCCATAAATCTTTTAATATTGACATCTTTTTAAATATTTAAAAATTAATAATTATTCTACAATTGGTTCTTTACCATATTCTGCCTTGTATAATTTAATATACTCTGGTTTATTGTTGGCTCTCATATCCTCTATTTCTGACAAAGAAAACTCTTTAAGTTTTTTTGTTACTGAAGCGTTATTATCTTTAGTCAAATCAAGAACAGAACTTGCCGTTGCTTGAGGTTTCAATGCCTCAATAATTTTAGAGCCTAGCTCAAAATCTTTGTTAAGCAAACTGATATAATCTTCTTTTTCGGCAGCAGTAATTTTCTTTTTATCTACTGCTAATTTGATAATACTATCAATTTTTTGTTTGTTCAATGCTGCTAATTCAATAGCATTTGCAGCTACCTTACTGTTTAACTCAGTAATAGCTGTAATTATTTGATCTTCGGTTGCATCAACAGCTAACCCTAGACTTAAAGCGATTTTACTCATATCGTTTTTAATGTTAGTTAATTTTATTTCTGGTATTGTATTTTCAGTGTTATTCGACAAGTTCATTAAGTTGCCTCCAGTATATAAAGCAAAGCCAGAATCACTAGTTAGAGCAAAAGCATTTAAGTTCCCACCCATGTCAACTATCGAAGCTTCTAATGCCAAACATTTAGTTACCGTTTCTCTAGTTTGACCTTGTATTAAATAAAGAGGATCTGCACTTGTTTCTATAGACTCAGCTCCCAACGATGCCATACGAAGATATCCTTTCTCTACTTTCGTTGCTATCTTAGCTGCAAAAGCATCATCTAAATCAAAGCTTGGTTCAGCTAATAATTTATCGCCTTCAATGCGTATATTTTCCCAAATACCTATCGGTAATTTTTCAATTACAGAATCATCATACTTACCCGGTCTGCGATGCATAAAATACATCAGCGGATTTTTCTTGAATTGATCTAACATTATTCCTAATGTTATAATTCTAAATCCGTATGTATTTAAGCTTTGATCTGAAAGTATGAAAGTCTTAGCCATTTTAATAAACTGTTTTTTTTTCTATTGTTGTGAGTGCAAATATGCGATACTGTTGATGTCTGTGCAAATTGAATTTTTATGACACTAACAAAAAGTGAGTGTCATGGTGTTAAAAAGTGAGTGTCATAAAAACGTAATTTTTTTAAAACTCGCTATTACTCTATGTTTGCGAAAATAAATAGCAGAAAAATGAGTAAAAAAATTTATGACAGTAAAAGAGAGATGGCTTACTTGTATTTTATGCAAGGATTACTGCAAAAAGAAATATGCGAAAAGGTAGGAATATCGGCAGTATCGCTAAAAAAATGGAAAGAAGCTGGAATGTGGGAAGAAAAAAGATCTGCCAACAATATCACTAGACCAGAACTTGTCAATAAAATGCTCAAAAGCATTAATGTATTACTCGACGAGGCTATTTCAAATAAAAAAGAAGTAAATACCGACAGTCTTGCGAAGCTTGCATCTGCTATTGAACGCTTAGACAAAAAAAACAATGTAATTAACGACATCGAGACTTTTACCAACTTCAACACCTGGTTGCAAAGTAGAATTGCTATAGACAATGATTTAACAACAACTCTTATTAAAGATATTAATAAGTTTCAAGATCTATTTATTCATGAACGATTAAATAAATAAACCATGAGTAACTTATCACAGGCAATTGAAAAATGGCAGGAGCATTGTAAAAATATACAAGAACTTACAACTGTAAATAAAAGCGAATCGCCTGCTATTAAACAAGCTCGAATTAAAAGAGCTCAAAAAGATTACGAGTATTTTGTCGAATATTACTTTCCTCACTTTGCTAAATGCAAATGTGGCGATTTTCAACTACATGCTGCAAATAAAGTAAAGAAGGAGCCAAATATAATAGCTATATGGGAATGGGCTCGTGCTCATGCTAAATCTGTACACTTCGATATTATTCTGCCTCTTTGGCTAAAAATACAACAGCCCCGAGAAATTAATGTAATGGTACTAGTTTCAAAAAGCGAAACAACTGCGATTACGCTACTTGGAGATGTGCAAGCCGAATTACAATTTAATCAGCGATACATCAATGATTATGGAAGTCAATTATCATCTGGCGATTGGAAAGATGGAGAGTTTATAACATCCGATAATGTCGCTTTTTTCGCTAGAGGTAGAGGACAATCACCACGTGGATTAAGAAACAAACAGTTCAGACCAGACTATGTTATTATGGACGATCTCGACGATGACATTTTAGTTGAAAATGAAAGTAGAGTTCGCAAAATGGTGGATTGGGTTAAAGAAGCGTTATATGGTACTTTAGACAACGGCAAAGGTAGGTTTATGATGGTAGGTAATCGCATTCATAAAAACTCAGTACTTGCTAATATTGCAAAAGCCGACGGTGTTTATCATCATATTGTTAATATTCTTGATAAGAACGGAAAGCCATCATGGCATCAAAAGATTACATTAAAAGACATTGCCGATATGTCGGAGTTTATGGGCTATCGTTCTTTCCAAAAAGAATGCATGAACAATCCTATTACCGAAGGTTCTGTGTTTAAAAATGATTGGATCCGATATAAAAAAATGCTTCCAGTTAATAAATACGATGACCAGGTAATATATATAGATCCATCGTTTAAGAGTTCTACCAAAAATGACTACAAAGCAATAAAACACTGGGGCAAAACAGCAAATGAATTTCATTGCATAAAAGCATTTGTTCGTCAATGCAGCATTACCGAAATGGTTCGTTGGTGTTACGATTATCACGATTTAATCAGAGAGCATGCAGCGGTTATCTTCTACATGGAAGCCAATTTTATGCAAGATATGATATTGGACGAATTCGACGAGGAAGGACGTCGCCGTGGTTATTTGTTGCCAATAAAAGCAGACCGAAGGGCTAAACCAGATAAATTTCAAAGAATAGAAAGTATCTCGCCATTTTGGGAGCGTGGATCTGCTTGGTATAATGATGCCGAAAAGGAAGATAAAGATATGAAAACAGGTATAGATCAAACTTTATCATTCGAGAAAGGAAGCTCAGCTCACGACGACAGTCCAGATGCCGACGAAGGTGCAATTTTTTTACTTCAAACAAGATCCAGAATAACCAACTTTCAGCCAGCTTTTGGAAAGCGACAACACAAAAATTTATGGTAATAATTTAAAAAAAGATATATGTTTTTAACAGACGATGATTACAAAGCTCTTATTGATAGTGATACATTAGACTATGTTATTAGTAGCGAGGCATCCACACGTGAAACTGCGGAGAAATACGCTCAAGACGAAATAAAATCATATTTATCGGGTAAGTATGATACAGCTGCAATATTTGCAGCAACAGAAGAGAATAGAAGCGACATAATCATAATGCGGATGGTCGATATTTCCCTTTACAATCTCTTTGCTTCACAACCAGAAAGAATGGGGTTTCAAATTCGAGAGCTTCGCTACACCAATACCATAGACTGGTTAAAACAGGTCGCTAAAGGAACTGTTAGCCTCGATCTTCCTACTAACACAGACAGCGATGGTATTCCTGAAACCATTATTAAATGGGGATCGCAAACTAAAAATAATATGGACTATTAAATAATAACAACATGTATAAATCTAATTCTACGGCTACATATAATTTTGGAAAAGAACCCGATCCATTCATAACTGGTGGACGCAATTATTTCCATTTAGCAAAAAACAATAAAGCTGACGTAAAATCAGTAATGACGCAATTAGCTCAAACCAGCAAAGCGTTAACCAAAAAAGATATTGATGCTTGGAGAAAAGCTCATCAAATGGCTTTAAATCTTGAAAATCCGAAGCGTTCGGAGTTATACAATATTTATGATTTTACTACAATTTTAGATTTACACGTTACTGGAGTTATCAATCGTGTAAAAATGAACATAATGAAGCGTGCTTTTAAAATTGTAGATATTTCGGGAAAAGAAGATTTAGTTGCTACCAATTTATTGAAATCAACTTGGTTTAAAAAATTTATGAGTTTAGCAATTGATGCTAATTTTTACGGACATAGTTTAATTGAATTAACAGGCATCAATAACGACGTAAATCTTAAATTTGAGAATATTAAATTAGTACCAAGAATCCATGTTTGCCCAGAATATGGAGTTCTTTTGCGTGAATACATGGATGAGCCTAAAAAGAAAGGCATTCCTTATCGTGAAGGCGAAATAGCAAATTGGTGTGTTGAAATTGGAGATCCCAGCGATTTAGGCTTACTCTTAAAAGTAACGCCTCATGTTATAAGTAAAAAACATGTGCAAATATTCTGGGACAACTTTGCTGAAAAATTCGGAATACCAATTCTTTATGCAAGTACCGACACTCGAGACTCTAACGAAAAAGCCAAAATTGAAAACATGCTCGACCAAATGGGTGCAAGTGCATGGGGTTTGTTTCCAGCCAATACAGAAT